AGCCGACTCAATCAATGCGGTATTAATTCAAAACTTGGGAGATATATCTGGAACCGTTGATATTGATTTGAATATCGGAACTTTAATCAAAGCTACTTTAACTGGGTCTGTTACTTTATCATTTACAGGATTACCAAATTTGACAAGTGAGAAAGGATTTACCCTTCGATTCTCAGGTATTCAGATGATTGTATTTCCCGTTGGAACCTTATTCGCAAGCGGAGAGGCACCAACTCCAGCGGGTACACTTTATGATATACCCTGTTCAATTAATAGCTCAGGTGTAGTGATTGTCTACGGGTCTATAAACGCCATCGAGATATGAATTTACATTTGATACAAAAAATTTTGTTGGCTGCAAAAGGAGGCATTGATCCTGATGCGGTTTTATTTTTAACGGCTTCTGGAATTACGGGCGGTGTAATTACCAACGCTGTCAATTATTTAGTAATAGAATTGAAAAAGCAAAGTTTATGGACAAAATTTAAGGCAATATACCCGTTAGTAGGAGGCACTGCTTTTACCCATAAATGGAATTTAAAAGATGCTCGTGATTTAGATATTGCTTATAGGGTATTATGGCAGGGTAGTATTTTGCATAATTCTTCAGGATCCACTCCATTAGCTTCTGGTGGGAGAGGAAATACTTATTTCCAAGTATGGGAAAATGGTATGCAAAATGATATATCAATGTCCCTTTACGTTCCAAATAAACTTATGCTTCCAAACACATCTGGGCTTCTGTCAATGGGATCAACAGTGGGAGCTATTTCTTCTTATTCCATGTATTTTAACAGGACTAATTATAATCTTGCCGCTGATTTTGGATCAAATTTTCAATTTGCTAATTTTTCGTATAATAATATTCCTCAAAACGGATTGATTACAGGATCAAGAATAAGCGCAAATAGCCTTAAAGTTTTTCATAATGGGGTATTAAAAGTTCAAAATACCAATAATAATACTGGTACTATAAACACTATACCTATTCATATTCATGGAAATCTTGCAACACCAATTAATCAAACAGCATCATTTGCAAGTATTTCAACTGGATTGACAGAATCAGAAATAAGTATTTTTTATTCTATCGTCCAGCAATTTCAAACAATATTAGGAAGACAAGTATGACATACTACAAAAAAGGAATAATAACTTCAAGCCCATTAATCGAATCGGTAATCAATCCAACGCAGGAGAAAATACTTGAAAATGGCTGGTTAATATATATCGATATCGCACCTGGATATTCCAGTGAAACTCAGAAAATAGAGAAGATTGGAGTTACTGAATCGAATGGTATGGCAACGGTTGAATACCAAATACTGGAACTCACTGAGGATGAACTTCGAGATAGAAATGTGCCAGTCAAAATCTCTCAGCTTCAAGGGAAATTACTACTCGTTCAAATGGGGCTGATAGATCAAATCGAGGAAATGATAAACCAATCAGGCAGATCTGAAAAAATTTATTGGGAATCTGCTACTGAATGGGAAAGAACAAGCCCAATACTAAATAGACTTGCACCAACTATTGGGATGAGTCAAGCCGCTTTAGATCAATTCTTTATTAACGCCTCAAAACTTTATTAAAATGAATCACATACCACCGTTTGACTGGATATTAGGACTCGGGGCAGCAGGGGCCATAGTATCCATCATTGATATGAATGAGGCTCTTAAACTATTAATTTTATTTGCGACCTTGGCCGGAATTATTATTAAAACTTGGGATCAGATTAAGAAATCGGAATACTTTCTAAAGGACATAAAAGCGATATGGAAGAGGATAAGAAAAAAATAAAACGGTATTCTGTCTGGGCGGTTTTTCTAATGGCACTAGGGATGTTGGCTGCTTTTCTTTTGCCAGAAGAGGCTTTGTTGGCTTTTTTTGATTTGCTTAAAACTATAATATCACAGCTTATAATTTAAAAATGCGTTCTTAGGGTTTGCGTTGGAAATTGTAAAACTTTAATAGATCATATATGCGGTTAACAGAAAACTTTAGCTTATCAGAATTTGATTCAAATGATGGATCAAAAGCACCTGAATCAGTAATCTACCAACTCGAAAAAGTGGCCCAGAATTTACAAGTGCTTAGGGCATATTTAGGTAAGCCAATAAAAATAAATTCCGGTTATCGTTCGCCTGAACATAATGTGAAAATTGGAGGTGCTAAAAATAGTCAACACGTATTAGGAAATGCAGCCGATATTGTAGTCGATGGATATACACCAAGACAAGTTTTTGATGCAATTGAATTACTCCAGGGAAGAGGGGAAATGGCAATAGGTGGACTTCATGCCTATGATACGTTTGTCCATTATGATATTCGTGGTCATTTTGCTAGGTGGTAATGAATAAAGCACTGCTATTTGCCATCATATTTTTACTAGGTCTTATTGGAGGCTATCTACTTTTTAATTGGCAAAATGGCAATGATGTAGCCAAGGTAATTACTAAGACAGAATACAAGACTGATTCGGTATTTGTTCAGGTTTATGATACAGTTCATGTATTGCGAACAGAAATCAAAACCAAATACTTAAGAGATACAATCTTTGCAGAATCTTATGAGGCTAAAATAAACGCTTTTAAGACCTCTAAACCTTTTCTTTATGGAAATACTACTGTAAGCGGAGAAGTTTTGGGAGAAGTGATAAAAATGAATATTGTAAACGATTTTCAGATACCAACGATTACCAACACAATCACCAATACCACAACGATCATAAAAAAGCCGTCAGGAATATTCCTAACGGCTGGGGTGAATCAACAACTTACTCCTTCTGTTGGTGTTACTCTGATTAAAAACAAATACCTTTTCGGAATAACAAATAACTCTATTCAGTTTGGTTACAAGTTAGGAAATTAGTTTTTTAATTTCGTTGGAGGTAGAATCAATATGCTTCAAATTCAAAATTGTTAATATATAGGTTTGATTAAGGTTTATTTAAAATGCTTTTCAAAGTGATTGATTGTTTTCTTCAATCGGTCAATGTCTAGCTTAATCTTTGAAACTTCGATCTCAGACAGATCCGGAAATCTTTGCCCGTTCACTTCTTTTCCTAAAATCTTAAATCTGTAATAATCCTCTGAGAATACGTTACTGAATTTCAATACTGTTTTCAATTCATTTGCCGACTCTTGGAATTTCTCATCTAGTTTCATATACTATTGTTTTGCCTATTTCGTTACCTAAATAATCTAAAAGCGATCCATCCATTTTAAACTCAATTTCAATAGGGCATCTGTGAGCCATTCTAATCGTTTTAATCTGACTTTGAACGGTTTTAATTTCATCAAATTCACCTTTACCTGATATCCAGTTGCCCCAATTTCCTAATTTATTTTTTAGTCGATAATTTAGTTCGTATGGATTTTTGATCTTTTGCTTTGCTTTCATAAAATTAAGGCTTTTTTTTGGATTATTCCAAATGTGGTATTTAAGATTGGTTTGCCTGATTATAACAGCCAATAATATCCATTAAAACGGCTATTATTTTGGTGTTAAAATCAATCAAAAGGCAAATAGGGATAAATGCCAATAGTGATAAATTGATTTCCCTTTTTCACTATGCTTTTCCTGCTTGTAATCTCCCATACATCCCGGTCATTGAATTTGTACTTTTTCTGCAGAATATCCAAGATAGGTTTTACAGGATTATCAACGTCTGCATTCCTAGAGCTAAACCCGAAATGAAACTCAATTCTAATCATGTCAGGAATCGGATCCTTCAGCTTAGGTAAGGATAGCAAGATAAGCGTTTCGAATGCCTTGTAAGCATCTGTTTTGAATCGCCTACCTTGCCATGCTTCATTAACGCTTAAAGGCTTATGATGGAGTTCTATTTGCATTAGGGCTTGTCAGGTCTAGTTGTTTGAACAGGCCTTCCCTTGCTATCAATAACCCGATAGTCATAAGGAAAATCTCTCCCATAGTCGCTTGCGTAGTGCATCGCATCTGATGCAGACATAAACTCTCCTTTGTCTATCCATTTATTCTGAGCATCTGAAAATTTTTGGAGTTTCATCATGATTTCTTGAGGTTTAAATATTCTAGTTCAATTAAAGCTCTTTTTATGGAGCCTGTTAGCAAACCATACTTATAAGCGTATTCCATAGCTTTATCACCAGTTTCGTATTTTTCAGCTTGGATTAAAGCCCATTTGAGTTGTTCAATTAAGTCGTTCATAGTTTTCTTGCGTGAATTGGTAAAATGTATTTGGCATACTGAGTGCCATCGTCTTTCTGAATCATCATAGTTTCAATCTCTATCCCTTTATTCCGGAGCCTATTGATAACGCTTGATAGCCGGTAAACTCCGTATAGATCCAAGGCTAATATACCTGTGATGCTTTCCCCTCTTAGGATGTGGTTTTCTATTTCGCTTGCTTTGCTCATGGTTAGATTAGTGTTTTTGATTTTGAAATAATTAGCCCAAAAATTAAATAATTTTTTATTGTATATTTTTTTAGTCTAAAACAGTCTTTTTTGAATGACTTTAATTTTTCCATTTTTAATAAGTTCAGCTCTTTTAATATCATGATAAATTTGACTTTTAGGAGGATTTTTTCCCAATGTTTTTAAAGCATAATCATTTTTTAGTATTGTCATAACTACCTTCTTGTATGAAGGTTGGTTTGTTTTTCTTTCCACGAAAGATGGTAATTCGTCTGGAATTCCTTTTGAATAACACTTTCTTTCCCAGCTTTTTAGATATTTCTTTATTTTTGTTTTCATCAAATAAATCTAATTGAGTAGTATTTAACTTATATAAATAATTTTGCTCCCATTCTTTGATATACTTTTCAGCTTGTAAATTTGCTTTTGACCTTTCATCTTCTGTTAATTTTTTCCATGCAATACGAACAATATTCTCTGGTAAATTATGCTCTAAACTGCAAGCTGCATGACCTAACCAAGCTTTTCTATTTATGTTCTTATCTGTCAAAAAGTTTTCACAAGAATATTTCCAAGTGTAAATAACTTTTCTCATTGCTTCTCCATACAGAACGTGGTTAGATGTAAATCTAGTAGCTAAATCAATTAATTTCTCTGATTTAACTCCTAAAACATCCTCCCACATTCCATTTTTACCACACTCCCATTTAGAGTATGGGTGGTATATTTGTTTTATTCCTCTACTGGCTCCCATGCCTGAGCAAATGACTTATTAAGAAATAAACTAGCAAGACCTGTTATTTGCTTAAGTCTTAAAAGCTCGTCTGAAGACATTCCAATATGCTTACAAATCCATGCATCACCTTTTCCCATTTCAATAAGTTCTGAAACAATACTTGACATTAGTTCAATATTGTGGGTTCCTCTTGCTCTATTGTGTCTAATAGTAGAAGCCATCCGATCTCCAATTTCTTTGTCTATTACAACTATTGGCAGAATCCCTTTTTCACGTTCAAATATTCGTTGTGAATTTTTAAGAATGCTATACCTGTGAAACCCATCAACTACTATGTATTTGTTTTTTTCCTTATCGTAAAAACAAACTACAGGCTGAGTATATCCATCTTCCCAAATCGAAGTTTCAAGCAAAGCCATTTCAGGTGGAGCTACTCTGTTTGGATTGTACTCATTGGCGTGAATCATTTCTAATGGTACGCCTATTACATTGTAAACTGGTGATTTAAAATTTTCCATTTCTTTTTTATTTATAGTTTCCGTTTTTATCGTGTGATTCATTCCCTACCAATGGAGGATTGAAAATTGATATTAAAATTACGTCTGTTAAAGCCTCAAATGTGTGATCATCATTCTTATCTAGAACATACATTGTGTCAGGGCTTATAAGTATTTTTAAACCTGTTTCTAAGTTAGTCAAGTACCCATGTCCTTTAATGCAGTAGCAAGACTCTAAATGGTTTTTATAATGCCAATGATATGGGCCACCTTTTCTTACATGAGTTTTACAAACTCCAAAACCCATATTATCATCTCGAACTAACATTCTTAGTGAGTTACCTCCTGTAAATAAAACGTCTCGATTTGTTCCTTCTAATTCATTTCCTCTTATAATTTTCATAAGTTTTTGGTTAAATGTTCTTATACTTTTCCATTATTTCTCTTTGTCTTTTTGCTTGCTCTTGAGTCGGGGCTAATCCCATATACTTGCAAGTGTGATCGTTTTTAAGGATAGTCATTGCAAATCTTTTCCAAGATGTTATTGTGCTGTTATGGGTTCTTAACATATCTAAATGATCTGGAGGTAGCATACGTACACAATATTTATCTTTGTTTCCATGCTTTGTTTTTTCGCCAATAATAAAGTCAATATTGTTTTTTTTAAGGTCTTCAATTAATTCGTCTGAGACTCCGCGCCCTACTCTTGACCAATATCTAAGAGATTGAGCAAAACGCATCTTAAAATTTTCGGAAACTTCATCAGGTAATGTATCTAAAAGAAATTTGGTAAAAGATTTCCATGTATGACCTTGAGGTAATTTGAAGCTGTGGTAATTTAATTGTTTTCCATAAGTAGCCACAAAATTAGCTCCCTGAACACGACCACAAAGCTTAACCCATATATCTGGGTCAATAACTCTATACATATTTAGCGAGGATTTAGATTCTGACATGAAAGGAGAGGCAACCCTCATTTTATAAACCGAAACACCTGCCATGTAAAATAAATCATAAAGCTCGTTGTATTTCCATCCAAACTTTGCGTTTGCTACCCAGACGTCATCAGTAGTCATATCGTAAATCGGATAGCAATTATAAACATACTTTGTGTTTTTCTTAGTCCACATTTGCCCTTTTAAAGTCTGCTTTCTTTCATTCATTATAGCCCTAAATCTATTTAAAGATTCAGCCGTTCTAATTCCAATCAAACAAGCAGTTCTTTTACCCTGACCATACCAATCTCCGAACTTATTCCAAAATTCATCATAATTCATATCCTCTTCAAAAAAGTCCATCTTATACTTTTCAATCCTATTTTCCCATGTTACAACATAATCTCTGTCAGGAACCTCATTAATCCATTTAGATCTATCTCTATTCCCAAAGCATTGCCATTCGGTCATGTAGCTTGAAACGGTACATGGTAAAGTTATTGGCAAACAACACCAAAAAATATCCAAGTATTCTCTATTTTCATCCAATATTTCAAGCATAAACTTTGTTGATAGCTTATAATTGGCTTCATTGTCCATAATCATAACACCTATTTTATCCTTGATTTTGTTTTTTTTCATGTAATCAATAACAAGATTTAGCATTACACCAGAGTCTTTACCTCCTGAAAAACTAAGATAAATCTTATCGAAATTTTCAAAAATAAACTCTATTCTTTCGTTTGCAGCATCATAAGTGCTTTTGTTTTCAAAATATATTCTTTCCATGTTTTTATTTGGTTAAGTGTATAAATGTAATACTTTTTTTTGAATTAAAACAACTCAAAAGGGTAATTTATTTTCTTCTCTATTCGGAAAGTCAAAATCAGATGATCCATTGTTTTCAAATTTATCAGGTCGGTACACTTTTTCAGTCGGTTTTTCTTCCTGCTTTTGGGTTGCTCCATCAAAGTAATCGAATCCATCTTTTCCAGTATATCGGTTTTTCTTTCTGTTAAAGTCTATTTCTACCTCATGGGGGATTCCAACTAGCTTTTGTTTCTTGATCTTATCAGACTTGATAATTACGGTTGTATCACTAGGGTCAGTTCCTCTAATTGGCCTCCATACTGAAATCACATTATCGGTACTGTCTGCAAAGGTTCCACCTCCTTTGATCTGGTAAAGGCTTGGTGGAGGATAGTTCCCATCTTTTTCTTTTCTTGGCGTGGTTTGGTGCATTACTAGATGATAGCTTACATTATTTTTTCGAGTAAAATTTATCCTATCCATCATAAAACGGGATGCATACAAATGCTCAGGCTCTCCAGGCATCATTTCATGCCTAATCTTAATATATGGATCAATTATCACAGCCTTAACGCCTTTTTCCCATACCAAATACTCAAATACAGCTTCAATTTGTTCTACTCTAAAATCTGGATGACCGTCTTTTTCAGGGTAAACAAAAAAGAAATTATCTTTAACTAAATCAAAAGCATCCAAATATTCTTTTTCACTCAAGTCAAAGTTTTTATAATTCTTATCTGTGCTTTTTCCAGTTATCGTATGGATAATGTCATCAAAAAATTCATCAGGTGGATAGTTTTCAGGACTAAAAAACGCAAACTTCCATCCTTCTTTAATAGCTTTTAAAACACAAAGGAAAATCAGGAATTGGCTTTTCCCTTCATTATTGTACCCAGTCCAAAGGTTAAATTCTCCCATTCTCCAAGACCATAGTTTATTTTTGAATCCTTTTATCTCTACTGAGTCTAAATCCCTTACATAGGTCTTTGATCCAGGTTCTTTGCCCTTCCTAAAGGCTTTTAACATTGAGTCTCTTTGGCCTGCAAAAGTTTTGATTGATGACTCACAAAAATCTAGGTCAAAATCTTTTTTATCCTTCTTTGAATAGCTCATCTAGCCTGTCTTTTAAAGTTTGGTATTCATATCCCTTATCTTTACAAATAAGAATAATATTTTCGTTTTCTAGTTCGCTTTCCCTTTGACTTAGATATTTATTATCCGATTCTAAAACCCTTATTAGTGAGGATTGATTTGTGAGCAGTTCACAATAATATCCTTGTAGGGAATGCAGCCTATTAAGATTCTTTTCAAGTAAGGCCCAATTTTTAGTATTAACTGACATCCTCAATAGCTTCCAAATGTCATCAGATGCCCTATTGACTTTTTTTATTTCTTTTAATTTCATTACCACCAATTATTTTCTATTTCTGATTTGGTATATTTTTTTTCTTCTACTGGTACTAGATTCCCTTTATTGACCCAATTAACAAAATGACTTTTAGCATCCTTTTCAGATTCCTTGATTTCATCCTTTGAGATGCAGTCTATTCTAAATCCATTCAAGTGATTGAGAAAGTCTTTCTTTTCGCATTTCCATTTAATGCAAAGGGGTTCAATCCATCCATCACTATTCCATAGCTTTCTAAAAATTTCATTATGGTTTTCTATAATATCACTTACATTCTCACTTACACTAACACTTACAGGTAGATTTGCTAGGTTTTGCTTAGCATTTGGTAGCACTTGCTTACTTTTGCTAGCTTTTGCTAGGCCTCCTAACCTTCCTGTTTCAGCTCTTTTTTCCTTTATGCTTTCCCATTTCTTTAAATCTGACTTCAAAGAGTTTTTTATGGGCCTAAATGCAAGAGATAAAATTCTATTTTCTGTTATTGGATTTTTATCATTGACATAATCAACAACCATTTTGATAAGTTGTCCAGCCTCTTCATCAGTTAGATCATGGACTATCTCCATTAAATCGCAATACAATAAAAATGATCTTTTTCCTTCCATAGCTGTAAAATAAAAAAGCCCGACTAGGGTAGGAGCTAATCGGGCTAAGGTTGTGTAAACCTTTTTAAATAAGTCTTAGACTCCTACCTCTAAAACTTACTTACATACATCCAAATATAAGAATTATTAATCCAATTCTACTAAGTTCTCAGCCAAATTAAGGCTTTCAATAGTCCATTTTACTGACTTGACAGCGACTCCCGTATCTTCTGATATTTCTCTTGCCGTGTAATCAAACAGGGCTAATTGATGAATCCTATCTTTCTGATATTCGGTTAGCTCAGGTTTCCAGTTACTTTTTGGCCTTCCCTGGTTGCTGTTCCTTCCTGACTTAGGGCATTTTAAGACCTTGTAAACAATCCTGCTAACTTGGCTAGGGGTTAGCTGTAATTTCAATGCAATATCATTGATAGGCTCGCTGTTCCGGTAACTCTTTTCAATTTCAGCTAAGATTTTTTTATTCTTAGATAGTCCGAGGTTTTGCGCACGTTTTTGGCTAGTTCTTTCCATGATTAAAATATTCTTTTCCAGATTGGTAATTTATTTCTTTGAGTTTCTTCCATTTCGGAAACTTTGCGATTAATCCACATTTGGATCTCTTGAGCCTGCTTTAAATCAGCCTCAAATAATGGCTTACCTGCTTCAAAGGCAAAGGCTAATCTTTCTTGATTGTTTACATAAACGTGTAATTCCATTTCTTGTAAATCTTCCCAATATGCTTTCATAGTTATTTTTGGTTAGTGTATTTTTTTGATTTAGTGTATCTGTAATAATGGAATCCACAAAATAGATTGGATTTTTTCTTTGCTCCACATATTACGCAAAGTGTAAGGAGGTAAGGCTTTAAATATCCGTTTTCTCGCCTGACTTGCTGAATCAAAGCCATAGGAACTTTTAAGTTTTGCCGGATTTCTTTTGGTCTTTTCCCTTCTCTTAAAAGCCCTATGATTTTGCTTATCACTTTATTTGAAGGTTATAGTTTACATTGACTACTGCACCTTCAACCGTTTCGCCTGCATCAATTGCTTTCTTGATGGCAATTTTATCAATGGTTTCGGTTTCGGTAATCTTGATTCTCTTAAACTTTGAATTAATCATTTCAGGGAATTGGATTTCCACTGGATAAGACTTTCTAAAGCTCAGTTTTAGGGTAGGACTTTCAACCTTATCAATGCCGTAAATCTGCATGGCATGGCTAATGGTATCTTTCATTCTGTTCAAAGCGTTGTTCTTTGCCGTTTTCATGGCTTGTAATCGCTTTACCTCATTATCAATGGCATCTACATCCGATTCAAATGATTTGATTACATAGGCATAGTTTAAAGCCTTCTTTTGCAATTCTTCTTGATTGATTGCTAAGGCTGTTTCCATTTCAGGGGTAAATTCCCCATCTTCTAGAAAAGATGCTAAATCATATGCTTTTTGGGATATTTCAAATAGTGATTTCATAGTTTTTCGATTACTTGGTCTAATGATGCTTGAATTTCTTTTGAGATTTTGTACTTCTTTTTGATTACCTCAATTGAGCCTTGACCTGTTCTTAGGTATTCCATTGCCTTATCTAACTGTTCGCCTTTGTTTAACCAAGGTCTATTATCTTCTGGCTGATCTGCTTTTGGTTGGTAAGGTGGTTTGGTTTGCTTAGGGTTTGCTGCACCTCTTTTCATTGCTCCTTCTGCATCATCATCTGAAACATTAAGGCTAAGGATTGAAGTGACTGCATATCTTCTAGCATAGGAAATAGCAGAACCTAAAGCCTGTGGATCATTTTGCTTAGATACAGGCATCACATAATTAGATGAAATATATTCACCTGATTCGGCATGAATTAGCATTGTTACCAATCCTTCTCCATCCGGAAATTGGCTAATAACCAATCCCGATTCTTGCAATGGCGTTCCAATCTCTTCTAGAATATGGCTCAAACTTGCATAGCTTGATTTAAAGAAAGGGTTAGAAGCATCCTTTTTAATCTTACCTACTTTCACATGGAATAAGGCTAAAGATTTGGTAAGGTTTTGAATTGTTTCAGTGCGTTCCATTAGTTACATATTTTTTCAATGTTCAAAGAAGTTCTTAAATACTCGTTTTTAAAAGCAGCCTCCGATATTGGTACAATCGGGTATTTCATTTCGCTAATCTCATAGGTTAGAGCTGAAATAGGTTGCATATTGATTTGAGGGAATAGCCATAAAACGGAATTCAATTCGAAATTGGTTATCCTTACATAAGCCTTATTCTCATCTACTAGCATGTAGTAGCTTTTGTCAATCGTGAAATAAGGTGGTATTTCAAGTTTTTCATTAATTGATTTTGTGATTGTGATTTTCATAAGTTAGATTTCAAAATTGTTTTTAATATGCTCAATTACTGCTTTAGCAATTGATGATTGATTGCATTCTACCCAATCATTAAAGGCAGGTCGGTAAACATTTAGCTCCCAGATTTCAACTCCCTCAATGTCTATTTCTGAACTAGAAGGGGTGTCCAAATCTCCATCCTCAACATTAATGGAATAGGTTACTGATGCTTCGGCTTGGTATTCTTTGCCGTTATGCTCGAATGAGTCTAAAATTATTGTCTTAGTGTCCATTTCTTTTGATAGTTTTTTGAATGTCAAGTAAAGTGAAGATGAAGGAAACCATCACAAAAGCTATGATATGCTTGTGAAAGAATAGGATGCTAGTAAATAGCCCTATTATGATTAAGAATTCAGTAAGCCTCCACATCTTAGTAGATGTAAAGACCTTGAGCTGAAAAGTAAATCCCAAAGACTACAATTAATAAGGCGATTATAGTTACAATGATTTCCGAGAATGTGATTTTTAGATTTTTCATGGTTTTGAAGTTTTTGGTTTAAATCTTACGCAATATAAATACCTTTTTTGGTATTAACAATATGGCAATAGAAAAAAAGTTAAATATTTTGTATTTTTGAGAAACGATAGAAACTATGGCAGGAGGAAGACCAATGATATGGAAAGACCCGATTGAGTTATCTGATTTGATTGCAGATTACTTCAATTCAACTGAAAGACCAACTTTATCAGGGTTAGCGGTATTCCTTGAAATAGACAGACAAACGCTTTATAACTACAAGGAAAGGGATGAGTTTTTCGACATAATAAAAAAAGCGACTGCAAAAGTTGAATCAATTTATGAGGAAAGGGCTATTTACGACAACAATCCAACGGGTGTAATTTTCGCATTGAAAAACATGGGATGGAAGGATAGAACCGATATTACCACAAATGACAAAGAACTGGTAAGTCCTCCAATTATTTGGGAAAATGAATGAGATTAAACTACTTAGCCAATACAAGCCTTTATTCATCAATCCACCTAAGACTAGGTATTTTATTCTAACAGGTGGAAGGGGTTCTGCTAAGTCTTTTCACGTGGCAATATTCCTGCTTAATCTTACCTATGATCCTAATCATGTAATTCTATTTACTAGATGGACTTTGACAAGTGCGAATATTTCCATCATTCCGGAATTTATTGAAAAGATTGAAATGCTTAATAGGGTATCGGATTTTGAGATTACCCAAAATGAGATTATCAATTTAAAAACAGGATCAAAGATTCTATTCCGAGGTATCAAAACAAGCCAAGGAACAGCAACAGCCAATCTAAAGTCAATTTCAGGCGTTACTACCTTTGTGGTGGAAGAGGCTGAGGAATTAATAGATGAAGATGTATTTGATCGAATTGACCTATCGGTAAGGGCTAAGAACATTCCAAACCGAGTGCTTTTAATAATGAACCCTGCTTTTAAATCTCATTGGGTTTATGAAAGGTATGTTCACAACCATAAGCATGAATGCACTTACATTCATACCACATACCAGGATAATATTCAAAACCTTTCAGATTCATTTATTCAGCAAGCCGAACGGGTTAAGTCTGAAAACCTCCACCGATACGAACACTTATTTTTAGGCAAATGGCTTGATGATGCTGAGGGCTTGCTATGGAATAGACAGATAATTGAAAGGTCAAGGGTAACGAATAAACCGATATTAACCCGAATAGTGGTTGCTATTGACCCGGCTATAACTGCTAATCTCGAATCAGATGAAACAGGTATTGTGGTATGTGGAAAGGATGCGAACGGGAATGGCTATGTATTAGAAGATTTGTCAGGCAAGTTTAGCCCTAATGAATGGGGCATGGTTGCGGTCAAAGCCTTTGAACGGTGGGGAGCTGATTGCATAGTAGCTGAAAAGAACCAAGGAGGTGACATGGTAGAAAGTGTTTTGAGGGCATCAGGCGCAAAGCATAGAGTTAAGCTAGTAACGGCAACCAAGGGCAAATATGTCAGGGCTGAACCTATCTATTCGCTTTATGAGCAAAGCAAAATTTATCACTTTGGATTATTCCCTATCTTGGAATCTCAAATGATTTCCTTTGATCCAGAAAAAGGCAAGAGTCCTGATAGGGTTGATGCTATGGTTTGGGGCTTTACAGATTTAATGCTAGGTTCTAACTTTGAATTTTCGATATGAAAAAATTACTTAAAAATGAATTGGCTAAGGTCATATTTCAAATCCTGTTTGCGGTTGTCTTTTTATGGCTTCTATTCGCTTTTATCTTTCTAAGCCTTAATCCTACCCATTGGGAGATTTACGGGCGTGGATGCTATCTAATTAGTCTTTTAGGGTTTCTCTATTGGCTTGACCAATAAAAAAGCCTCCGAGAATATCCCAGAGGCTTAATCAACAATCTAAACCCAATTTATCTACTTATGAATGCCTTAATTTAATTTTTAATTTTAAATAGATCGGGATTGTCGTAAACATTTCCAATTACTTCAATGTATTGTTCAATATTATTTTCAAATGATCGACCTATGTTATACCAAATTTGGTCTTGATAGCAAGCAAAACTTACAGGGGTTTCTGAATTACCAAGCCAAATAGAAGCGCATCCAAGCCTAAATAAAACTAAAAAATTATCATTTTTTCTGCTTTCATGCCCTACATTGACATTAATAACATCCCCTTCAAATATCTTCTCTCCGTTTTTGTCGAGAAGTCCAGTAAATTGGCCGACTGTATTTGGATCAACAGGAGTCAGTAATTCAGTTACACCAATGTAATATATTTCTTCTTGCGAGGCATAGCTTAAAAATCCGTATTCCCATTTTCCGTTTTTATCCTTTCCTCTAAATAGTATCTCTCTCATTTCCTTGTAGTTTTGGTTATAAATCAGTCGAAATCTAATTCATTTTTTTAGATTATCAATTCCCACTACTAAAAAATATCATTTTTTTTTATTAAAAACGTATATTTGTCTAAAACGTACTTGCAATGATTCAAAGGCTAAAAAACATATTCAATGGCGGTCAATCTTTTTTAAACAGTCCTGTAAGGGATGAAAACCTACTCAATCGCATTATTTACGGCTTATCAAACAACAATGCTATAATCTGGTATGATGGCAAGCAAGACACTTTTATCAATGAGGGGTACAGGGGTAATGCAATGGTTTACAGCATCATTCGTAAGATTGCCGACAAGTCAAAGGGATGTGAATTGCAAGTGTTCAAAGAGTCTAAAAATGCTAAAAGCTATAAGGAAAAGAAAAGATCAACTGATGATCTGGTAAGGGCGCAGGCTAAAATTTATAAAAAGGAATTGGATTTGGTAGTAGATTCAGATCCAGTATTGAAGCTAATGAAAAACCCAAATCCATATCAGACTTGGAAGGAATTTTTAGATAATATTTCGATTTGGTACAATACCACAGGCGAAGTTTTTATCTATGGCTTTGCTCCTGATATGGGAGTGAATGCAGGCAAGTTTCAGGAACTTTGGGTGATGCCTTCCAATTACGTGGAGATAATCCAAGGAGATATGTTCAAGCCTGTTCAGGGCTACAAATTAGCTATTGGAGATCAGACTATCCACATACCACAAGAAGAGGTATTGCATATCAAAATGCCTAATCTGGTTTGGGATGTTCAAGGAACTCAGCTAAGGGGGCAAAGTCCTTTATTGGCAGGGTTGAAGTTCATGCAAAAGAATTCCGAATCTTTAACGGCAGGTTATAAAGCTATGCAAAATGAAGGTGCAAAGGGTATCATTTCTCCTAACCTCCAAAACCCTGACCTATGGCCTAATCCAGAGCAAAGGGCTAAGATAGATCAAAGAGTAGATGAACGCATAAACGGATCAGAGAACAGAAATAGAGTGATTACAAGCTCAATTCCTTTGAAATACGATTCAATCGGGCTTAGTCCGGTATCTTTGGACATTATAAACTCAATGAAGTATGACGATGAAAAACTTTGCGGTCTTTGGGGCATATCTCCTGCTTTATTTGTCCCTAACGCAACCGATCAGAACTTTAAGCACGCTCAGAAAGGTCTTGTTACGGATGTTGTGGTTCCACAATTACAGCACTTTGAAGAAAAGCTAACCGAGTGGATTCAAAGCAGATTCGGAAATCAATACATTATTGATTTTGATACCACCACTTATGCAGAACTTCAGCCTGATTTAAAGCTTCTATTTGAAACCTATGGTAAGTCTTATGCTTTTACTGGTAATGAATTGCGAGTAATGGCAGGATGGGAAGAAAACAAAGATAAGCCTGAATTAGAGGCGCATTGGATTGGGTCTAATATGGTTCCTGCTAGCGATCAGCTCTTAGGTGGAATTAATCCCGACTTTCAAGATTTTCAGCCGTAATGCGAAGAATAAACCTTTTAAATGTCCGAGTTAAGAATTTACGCCTAATGGCTCAATATGAGCGAGTAGGGATTAAGCTATTCACAAGGGCATTAAAGGAACAGGCAAAAATAGATTTTGATCCTCAGCCCATGATTAGGGCTTATATTGAATACTATCAATTTGTTTTCGTGGATTCAGCCAAACGCGAATACAATCAGATCAGAGTTCAGAACCCATTACAGGAAAAGGCATTTGTGCCTGATGGGTTCTTCCTTAACACTTGGAAGGAATGGATTAGGGTTTGGGTATTGGATAACCTTGGATGGTTGATTGCGGATGTCAATGCAAATACCCTAAATCAGATTCAGAAGGTTTTAGCAACAGGGCTTGAAATAGGATTGCAGACCTTTGAGATTGCAGAAGAATTGCAGACCATCATTCCAAGTAAAGCTAGGGCCTTAGCCATTGCCAAGACAGAAGGAACTCGAGCTAATAACATGGGCAAGGAAAGAAGTGCAGATGATTGGGAGGCTCAGACAGGCGTATCTTTATGGAAGAAGTGGATTCATGGATCAGCTAAAGAGCCAAGGACTGAGCATTTGTATTGGGATAGTCAACCACCAATTCAAAAGGGTAATTTGTTCCCTTTAGGCGGTGGAATGACTAAACCAGGTGATCCAAATGGAGGCGCATCTCAGACTATTAATTGCAGGTGTACGATTGTTTTCATGCAAGAAAGTTATGTTAGGCGGTACTATCCTGATGCTTTTTAGACTTAATCTGTACAAAATCCTGCCTGACATCCTGAGCCAGTACCAAAATTAAAATCCTGCTGAATGCCTATTTTTTTAACCTTTTTGTAATTCATTTCCTTTTTAAATGATCTATTCATTTTGGTTTCCATTTCAGAAAACCATCTCATTTTTAAAGGTTCATCTTCCCAATTCTTTCTAAGTTGCTGAAATGGTTTCCAAAAACAACCAACACAATTTGAATCGTTTGGAAAAATTAAACCTGAATCATTAGCCCACTTTGAAATAGTTGGATGTGTTTTTTTATCATCAATCATTGGATAGCTTAATTCCCTCCAATAGATTTCATCCCATTTGTTTCTTCCATTTTCACTTTGACCTACAACAGCCTTGAAAGTAGTATTTTCTCTATTAGCCCTTTCCTTTTCATCATACCGGAAACCAATTTGCATCTGAACAATCTCTTTTATTTCATTTTGGCAATACTCAAAAATAGGTTTCATTTTCATTTCAGTAGTGCAAAACCTCCACATCATATTGGGTAATGCCTTCCGTTTTTCAATAACCTTTTCAAATGAATCTCCTGATACCCAAAGTATTTCTTTGCCTATCAACTGCTCCAAATCACGAACAACGTAAAGAGTTTTATCACTTTCAGCAGTTGCAATGAAATCTATGCCTATTTTATCACTTACGTATTTTATAAGATTTTTGTCTTTTGATCTGCAATATTCAGACTCAGTTCTTACTAATGAAAAAATATTAAAATCAGTAGGGTAATGAACTGCCATATATGAAGAGGTTTTACCACCGCTTAAAGAGTTGATTGTTTTCATAGTCAAATCTAATTCTAAAAAATGGATTTATAAAGTATGTAAAACATTTATTTTTTGTAAATCATTTTTTTTATTAGCATATTTGGCTAAACGAATAAACAAATGCTAACTAAAGGTGTCGATATTGGATTTAAAGACGTTGATCTGAAACAGGGTATTGTATCGGGGGTTTTTGCCAAGCATAATGTTAAGGACTTAGGAGGTGATATATCAGAATTTGGGGTTTTTTCCAAGTCAATTAATGAACGTGGGCCAAAATCATCAAAACTAATTAAGTTCCTTTTAGACCATGACAAGAAAAATGTGCCAGGCATTTTAACTGATGTTTGGGAAAATCACGAAGAGGCAGGATATGAGATGAAGTCAGGAACGCATAACGATGGAGTTGATTTTGTCAAAATGGTTGATTCAGGCATTATAAATCAACATTCATACGGATATGTCCCGATTAAAGAAATGTTTGATTCGAGCAGAAAGGCTAACATTTTAAAGGAATCAATGCTTTTAGAAGTTTCTGCAATTCGTTTTCTTGGTATGAATCCTAACACTAGCAAGATTGAATTAAAAGATTTCACAGACCCAGAAGAGGCAATTGCTTACATGGGAAAACTAGAAAAATATTTAAGGGTTTCAACTTGCACGGATGATACCCTAATAAAACTTGAAAATCACGTTAAATCACTTCAGGAAATTTTGAAGCCGTTTAAGAACACTTCCAAAGAACTAGAAGCCGATCAGAATAGACAACTAATCGAACATTTAAAAAACTCATTGGAAACATGGAAAACGAATTAAAAACAGAACTTGATCTATTGATTAAGTCAGCAGGCGAAGCAATCAAGAAAGATGCTTCCGATGCAATCGCAAAGGCTAATGAAGCGTTTGCAAAGGCTCAAGAAATTCTCTTATCTGAGAAGGCTACAAAAGATCAAATGGAGGTGATGCAGAAGCAATTGGATACACTTGCCATTGATCTGAAGAAAATGCCTACAAGGTCAGAAGTAAAGGCTAAAAACTGGATTGTAGAACTTGAGGAGCAATTCAAGGAAAAAGGAGCTGAAATTAAAGCTATCATTGATAACGGTGGTAGACAAGAAGGCCCATTATTCTTTGACTTGAAAGCAGCGGTAACGATTGGAGATTTCAACACTATTGAAGCGGTTGGATCTGCATCTCAATATTCACTTACTGAGAATACAGGTATTATCTCTTCAATCAGAAAGCGAGTACTAACCTATTTGCAGAACGTAAGCACGGGAACAATCTCTAAGCCTTACGCTATGTGGATTGAAGAATTAGACGAGCAGGGTACGCCTATATTCATTGGTGAAGGTGATACCAAAACTCAGCTATCAGTTCGATATGAAGAAAGAAATGCAGTAGCTAAAAAGATTGCTGTTTACGGTAAAGTAACTACCGAGTTCTTGGAAGATTTGCCTCAGTTGGTTTCTTATATTCAGACGAATATGATGAAGCGAGCCGATATTGTAACTGAAAATCAGTTGTTTTCAGGTGACAATACAGGAGACAATTTGAAAGGTCTTACTGAGTATGCAAGTGCATTTACAGGAGGAACTACCTTGCCTGGAGCAGTTGACAATGCTACTTCTTGGGATGTTATCAATGCAATCATTGCTCAGGTGAAAGAAGCTAATGGAATTGTAAACGCTATCTTCGTTAAGAATGGTGTTATCCATGAAATGCTATCTACAAAAGCAACTGACAATCATTATATCCTCCCACAGGGTGTTTTGGTAGATGCTCAGGGTAATGTATCTGCATGGGGTGTCAGATTGATCGGTACAAATGCATCACTTGGAGGTAATGATTTCATTGGTGGTGACTTGTCAGCGGTAAACGTACGATTCAGACAGGGAATGAGATTGCAAATCGGATTGGATGGAAATGATTTCATCAACAACAGAAAAACAATCTTGATGGAGCAAAGACTTGTTCAGTTCGTGTCTGCAAATGATACTCCGGTATTGGTTAAAGGTACAATGGCTGCTGCTAAAGCGATCTTGGAAACAACGTAAAGTAGTTTTTGGTTAAGTTAAATGGTAAAGCCCTAGAGATATTCTTTAGGGCTTTTTTTATAAACAAATTAATACAAGATTTTGAATTTATCTGAATTATTCCTTTATTTGGTAAATCAATCGGGTGGCGGAATTGGTAGACACTGAGACTTCCCTAATAGATAGGGCATAAATGATAAGCACCGTTAAGGGCTAATAAGTCAATAAATTAATCTTACAGGTTCGAGTCCTGTCCCGATTACATAGCATGATTAACACGATAAGGAAAACTGACACAGGTGTTATTTAAATGCAGTCAGGCTAAGCTTAGATAGTTTATAGAGGCTAAACCAGTATAGTCTAACACTAAGCAAACTAAATGGTGACTGCTAGGAAAGACTAGCATATTTTAACACTTAACCAAAAAACTATGAAACAAGATGATTTTGAACGGCTAAAGGCTATTTGTGAAAAAGAAGGGTTTGAGATTTCAACCTATAGAGAGAGCGACGATAACGGAACACTAATCCATATTAAGCCAAAAGACATTTGGGAAGGGGTGGAGTTTGCTGAATGTGTTGATATTGCTTTCGATACACCAGAATTGAAGATGGGTAGGTTGTATAAAATTACATCGATATATAGAAATTACGTTCAATTAATTGGCTTTGATTTCTCATTTGGAAAGCAATTATTCAAAAAATCAACCGAACAAGCATACGTCGATCATCTCAAGAAAGAAGCCTTTGAAAGGTACGGGGAGATTAAGGAGGGGGATAGTTTTGTAAATACTGTAGGCTATAATGGATCAAGTCCTGATTTTGGATTAGATAATTATCATTACCATAAATCAGATGACTCTTTTTATATATGGGGCATTTTTATCTACCAACAAGGCAAATGGGCTACCAAGCTCCCGAAAAGGATTGAGGTTGAATTAATACATGAAACTTTATCAATTAGCCCTACTTATCAATTTAAGGTAACTAATTTTAATGAGGTTAATAATGCTAATAAAAGCGGTCAATTCCTAACCTCCCAACTCGAAAAATACCTCAACAATGAAATACAAGATTAAGCGACTTATCCCCAACACTACGGGGTTTTCAGCTATCGGAGTCTATTCAAAGCCTAATGAAAGGGCTAAGGACTTTGAAATTCAGTTACCGAATGGATTAACTGCAAGCGAGTTTAAAAATCATTTAGAATCAATACTTGAAAAGCTATGAAAAACAAACAAGCAATAGCATACTTACTTTTTTGCTCAATGTCTGAAATCATGTTAAGTCAATACGAAAATACAAGTATGCTCAAAGTTTATGATCCATCATTGCATTTGAAGCTTAAAAATTTAAAGGCTAATTTTGAAAGGGTTAGTAAACAGGCCCATGTGATGTTTACTGAAGATGAACAATTAGTTTTCTTTGATCTGATTAATTTATTTGAATCATTATTGGAAAAAGCATCAGATGAAACTTCATTTAAGGAAATAATAGAGATTATTAAAGCGTGGGATTTAGGAGAATTAAAGGTAATTGAATCAGAAAACTAAAATCTATGAACAAAAGAACTGAATACATAAACGGGCTAATCAAAGCAAATGGATTTTCAAGCTACTTGGAAATTGGGTTAGGTGATGGGAATAATTTTAAAGGGGTTGATGTTCAGACCAAAATTGGAATTGATCCGGCTGTAAGTGGAAAAGACATTGGAACTCTTGACTCAGACACTTTCTTTGAGCATTGCCAAGATACCTTTGACCTTATTTTCATTGATAGCCTACACCATGCCGACCAAGTAGAACGAGATATTGTAAACTCTTGGAATTTCCTGAATAAAGGCGGTATGATTTTGATCCATGATATTAAGCCACACACGTTTCAAATGCAACAAGTGCCAAGGATTCAAACGGTATGGACTGGAGATGTATGGAGGGCTTGGAATGGCCTTAAAATCAATACTAAGTTAAAGCTAGACTATTGGGATGACGAATATGGGCTGGGAATAATCCGTAAGTCAAGGCATAAACTAGAATTAGGATTTGTGGATATGGAAACAACCTTTGAAGATTACAAAGAAAATGAAGGATGGCTAACAAAAAGTTAATCTATTCAGTAATCACAAATGATTATGATGTTCCTAAATCAACAAGGAATAGCCCTGGTTGGGATTATATTCTTTTCACAGATAATCCAAATCTAAAGGCTTTAGGATGGAAAATTAAGGTCATTCCAAAAGAGCAAAACAACTATAAGCAACAAAGGTTAATCAAAATCCTTTCCCATAAATATACTGATGGATACGATTTAACCATTTACTTTGATGGCAACTTTCAGCAAATTTCAGATGCTAATCAGTTTATTGATACCTATTACAAAGGAGGTGTTTTAACCTGCATCCATAATGAGAGGCAAGACATAATATCTGAGGGTGAAAAGATTATCAAGCTAGGAAAAGATACAAGGGAATCAGTAGAAAGAACGATTAAATTTGTAAAGGAATCAGGGTGTCGGGTTGATTTTGGCCTTTGGGCTAATGGGGTTTTAATTCGGGATAAGTCAGATGAAGTGAAGCGGTTGGAGTTGGTTTGGGCAAAAGCATTGAATCAATACAGCCATCGAGATCAATTAACTTTTCCGTATGCTAGTTACATGACAGGAACTAAGATCAATTCGATTAAACGGGTTGTAATGTACTCATATTTCAAGTTGCTAGGCAATCATTCTGCAAATCTTTTTATGCAAAAAAATCAAGGCGGTTATGTGATACCTTTAAAGATTGTCTATTCAAATCCTTTCAGTATTAATAAGAACATTGGAAGGGCTTTAAATGAGTTTTGCGAAAAGTGGGAGGATGATACTTGGATCGTATTACAAGATGGAGATATTACCTATCTTACTCCTGATTGGGGCGAAAGAATCTATAAGTCTTTGGCTTTGCATGGATCAAGGTTTGGGCTGATTGGATGCTTTACAAATAGGCTTAGAGGAATGCACCAATGCCACAATAACACGTTTTCTGAGGATATGAATATTAAAAATCATATTAAGATAGCTCAATCAGAAAAGTATGAGGATCCAGGGATAACGGATTTAAAACAATTAGGTGTAGCGGGCTGCTTTATGGCTTTTAAAAAATCCACTTGGAAGGAGGTAGGAGGCTTTGAAGAAAACCACATTGCATTTGATACGATATTCAATCAGAAAGTAAGGGCTAAAGGGCTAAAAATTGGTATAATGGACAATCTTTATGTTTTTCACCTATACAGGGCATGGAGCGATAAAAATCCATTTGATGAAAAAAGCCATTTGAAATGATTTTTTTGTAAATTGTCAGCATGATAAAGCTAATCAATGACTATCCACCATTTAAAAAGGATGAAATACTATCCTTTGGAGGCGTTAAAGATGCCGAATTGGTTATGAAAGGAATAGCGATATGGACAAAAATCTCATCAACTCATTACAATACTAAGTAATGCCACAACTCAGAATAACAAGACTTGGAACGGTTACCGAACCAATAACCCTGCAAGAGGCTAAAATATGGATGCAAATCGACTATTCAGATTTTGACAGCCTTATAGCTGATTTCCTTATTCCAAGTGCTATAGAAGCAAGTGAATCAGCCTCGGGCCAATGCTACACGGTCAGAACTATTCAGATTCAAAATAACTCAAAGGATGAAAGGATATTCCCTTGGGGGCCGTATATCGAGGATGTTGTTTGGGCTGATGAAAGCCTAGATACCACAACCGACTATCAATATTCAGCAGGGTTCAATGTGGCTAATCCTTTGCCTATTCGCTTAAAAACTGCTATGCTTAAAAGGATAGCGACAGGATTTGCATACAGGCAAAACAGCATGGAAGAGGCTGTAAATGCAACCATGAACATGAGTCTAGTTGATGAATTGAAATTCAGAGAAGATTACTTCGTATGATAAACTTTGGAAAATATACAGAACGGGTTTCATTTATTACTAATGGGCAAAGTCCAGATGGTTACGGTGGCTTTATTCCTAATCAAGTTGTGGAGCTTACAACCTCAGCAAGAATGATTCAATCCAAAGCAAGTAATTCAATCGAGTCTTTACAGCTTAAATTACCTAATACCTATGTAATGGGTATTCAATGGAGGTCAGGATTTCAACCGGATCAAACTCAGCAAGTTCTTTATAGGGATATTTTGCATGAGATTAATGGGGTTTTCCTGAATGATGAACGGAATAAAAAAGAGTGGATAGTAACTTTGATTAAAACAAATCAAGAAGTTGTCGTAACTCCTCCTACAGTAACAGTATCAAATACTTTACAACCAACACTTCAATTTACAATCTAATGGCTAGAATTACATTTACCGATAAAGTAGACAGCATAATTAACCCTTTGCCAGAAATTAACAAAGTAATTGCAGATGATCTAAACTCATTAAAGGCTTCTATAAATAACCTATATGATTCTAAAGGGTGGATGGTTTACACTGACATTGTAAATGACGTTGACAATAAGCAAACTTTAGTGTCAGATATAGATAATATTATAACAATTGTTGATATTACTCCTATTGATGGTTATAAAC